TGCCCAAGTGCCGCCAGCCGCAATATTAACAGTCACTCGCGCATAACGACAAGACCTGGTGAAATGCGCCATGCCGTTATTATCCACTGTAGAAGGCCCGTCAGAGGCTGTAGTTCCACTAGGGCTATCTCTGTAGGTCAATGTTGCTGTGTACGTTCCACCGTCAACGTAGGGCCTCACACCGTTAACGTACATACGCTCGTTAGCTAGTTTAAACAATTCCATGCCACTAAACTCTGTGGTCGTCATTGTGGCGGCTAACGGCTCACCTGTGAATGTCGCCAATTGATGACTATCATTGAAAGCTGAAAGCGAAAACATACCGCCAACCCAGAACCTGTCATCAAGGCTCGTTTGCAAGGTTTCAAGGTTACCGAAATCATTGATGCTTTCCATAGTGTGCGTTATGGATCGGTTACTAAAAACAAGGTCCACACTCGATTCGCCATAAGACCAACGCTGGGTTTCCCAGTTATAAATTATTAATTTATTAGGTGTTCCGCTGACATTTTGGTAGCCAGGGTAACTCCATATAACAAGCTTGCTGACGGGATCAGCTACGCCAGTTATCCTATGCAAAAAGTTTAAATCTAAGTCATTAAAAAAATACTTATCGACTTTCTGGCTGCCGATTGGTTGTGATCCCGTACCATCAAAAACAAAAAATCCCGTTTCTGACAGGTAAAAAGCAAAAGGCCCAACGTTTACCACTGATTTTCCAGCGAGAGTTCCACGTCCTCGCTCCACCTCAGTGAAGCTCCAGACCAACGGGCTGCCTTCGTATTGCACTCTGTAAATGCTCTCGCGCATGAACACTGCGCCATCAGCACCACCAACTGCGCCAATAATAGCTTCTACTGACAACCCGTTTGGCAAGTCTTGCCTGTCGGACTGCACTTGTGCGGCAGCACTAGAGCCAGGGGCAGGCCATGAAGTTGGGTCATCTATAGCACTCCAATGCACCCGGTTAGGAACCACGCCGTCAGTTGCATCATCGATATTGCCTAGCATGACAAAGTTAGAAATCACGGCAGCGTGTTTAGCTTGCGGTGGGCTACCAGCTAAGTCTGCAAAATCAGAAGAAGTCCCCATCACATATGATTGCGGAGCATCCGTGTGACCATTTACAGCGATTACCCTATTCCCGTACTGCAAGAAGTCCCACGTATCATCTGTCGCAGTTGTGTATGCGCCTGTGCTTTTAGAAATCTCAGCGAAGCTTGTAGTTCCCAACAGATATAGATTTCCGCTGTCGCCACAAAAAGTATGTTGAGTTCCATCATTTTCTTGTGCTGATGTTGCGCCTTGCAAGCGATTAGACAAGGCGGTTGTGTAGCTGGTGAGGCTTCTAATTGGGCCATAACTGTTATTGGTTAGTGGCAAACAATTTTTAGCATCATTCGCGCCCGCATTAGTGTAAGCCGCTTGGTCAGGCAGAAACTCACCAAAGGTTAGCATCTTAGTATCCCCTGTTGATGTTAAATCGGCCTTGTCCGACTAGCACGTTGTCTAGGCGTGTCGTGGCATTTCGGCGTGATCTATTGTCTAATCGGTTTAAGTCATCAATAGCAGTCTGTAAACCCTGGGACCATAACGCCACGTCTTCCATCGATTTAATGTACGCCTTTGCCTCTAGAAGCGTGGCGTAGAGATAAGCATCTGGGGCATTAGTTAAAAGGTAATTAGTCGTGTCGGCTGCAATGTCCCACTTCTCAAAATAGTTTAGCAGTATTGAATATTCCTGATCTGCCTTTATTTCAAAAATTAGAGTTCCGTTAGTGGTCGCATAAAGATACGGCCTTGATGCTGCGCTATCATATGTTCTCTGGGCGTTTAAATCTCTGATGTTTTGTGGCTGAATATTGCGCTTGTCATCAGCATAAATAACATCAATAGTTTCAATCCATTTAGCTGGCAAATCCACGCTATTCGCTCCAGAAGCAAGCGTGATTGTTGATACAGCTTCTTGCTCTAAAAGTCGCAATTTACGATTTATTCGTGCCTCACCTAACTGGACAAAGTTAGACATAACATCATCACTCAAATCAGTGCGGTGTAGGTAATCGGCTGCTGTTGTTTTGAGCGTATCGTAATCTGTAATTGCCATTATTTCTTAGCCTTTTTTTTAGAAACCTTTTTGGCTTTCTTTGAAGAGCTTACAGCCAATCTCCAAGCTGGCGTTGCCTCACCAGGGTCATCAACAAAATCAACAATCTGTTCAGTTCCGTCTGGCAAATCTCGTATATATAAAGTCATGCCGCCTCCAAAGCGTTTTGTATTTCGCGTGAAACATATGTTACATCGTAATCACCATGCTTGATTAATGCAGCAAGAAAACCGTCATCGGCTGCGGTGATCCAAGTCGGAACCATTCGAGCAACATCTGCAATAAATTCAGTTCCCATAACATACTGCGAAGTCGTTAAAAATTCTGTGCCGCCACAGTTCACCCACAGCCTGGGGTTAGGCGCATTTTTTGTGCGTGGCCCTTCGTAAAGATGTGTAGTGGTTTCAAAACTACCCTCACAACCAAAATAAGTTAAATGCGTATGCCCAATGCGGCTTGCAATAAACGGCGCAGTTGCAGCCGCTGATATAGTCGCTTGGATGCCGTTTGGTCCTCGTATCTCTGCTAACTGTATTTCAGCGTCTTTCAATGCCTCAAACAAGCTAGGGTCACAAGTGTCGCCCAATAGTGCCTTCTTAACTCCACCGCAGACTGTCGCTAAATCTGGGCTAGGGTCTATAGCGTAGAAAGTTGCTTTGATATTGTTGTCATTGCACCATTGAAATGCTTCGTTAATAGCCCAGACCTCACCATCAAAGTCTTGCAATTCTTTAATATTTTTCGTTGTAGAATGACCACCACCAACAACCGCTAATGGCATCGAGTTGGGGCGCAGTTCTTGCAGCCCCAACCCGTGACAATATTCTCTATTTCGCTTAAACACAGCACTTGAAACTGGGTCTAATGCGGTGAAGAGAATTTTAGCCATTAGCCAATGATGCCCTTATTTTCAAGCTCAGCCTGTATAAGCTGAATTTGAAGGACTGCCGTGGCGATTGTGGCGGCACTAGCAATAGCAGCGATAGCTACTTGTGCCGTTGGAGCCACACCATAAAAGGAAATCTTTTCTGATGTTGTGTTGCCCATTGTTGAGCCATCATCATTTCCACTAGTAAGTTGTTCTACAGCCATAATTTTTATCCTTTGCAAAAAGCTGTTAGCAAAACAAATGGCGAGGCTGCTGAACCTCGCCGTTAGTTTTAGTTATTGGCGTAACGACAAGCCAGTTCTGGACGAATAGCCTTATAGCCGTAAAGTACATCCACCCGACATGGAAATTTATCATTGTTGATATCGTAATCTCTTACGATCCTCATGCTGATTCCATCCATCACTTTTCTGGCAGCCATATCAACGCCACTAGGCATTACAAGGTCTGCCGTGGCGAAGGCAAAGGCATCGGAGGAATAACCCAACGAAATGTTGTGAACAGCAGATGCACCACCAACCTTAGTAATAGCACCGCCACCTGTAGGAGAAGCAGCGCAATTTTGTGCGCCACCGCTTGTCGAGATGGAAGGGCTGATGGATACTGTAGTCGCTGTTGCACTCATGTCAGCAGTTACGACAAACTGTTTTAAGTTTCCTGTATCTGCTTTTGTTTCTGGGTGTACGCTATTGCAACCAGCAAACGTAATAATGTCGCCAATCACAAATGTACCACCGCCGTTGCTAGAGTGCGTAACAGACGCTCCAGTTTGACTTCCACCATTCACAAGGTGATCGCCAGTGCCATCGTCAGAGCCTGTAGTAAAGGAAGGCCACAGGGTGTTCTCATAGATGTCATCAAATCCAGCAAAAGGACCAGCAATGCGGCCTTCTTTATAGTTACTGGATAGTTTGTCTTGAGCATTAAACAAACCACTGAGAGCTGTCACCATGTCCACATTGTCTTGTGTCGCCAAGTTTAGGCAACGCTGCGAATATGGCGTTAGGTTGTCAGTAAGGATTTTGCTTCCTTCAAGAACTTTTGCAAAAGTGAAAGCAGCCCCAACATTGCTGGCTTGGTTGCTAACATCTTTAAACACGTTCATAACATCGGCTTCAATGTTAGAAGCAAGCACAGACATGGCAGGCTTTAGGATACGATCCGAAAACGTGTCAATGTCAAGTGCTAGTTCTTCAGAAGTAAAGTTAACATCAACGCCAGTTTGTGTAGCAACCTGTAGGCTGGTGCTAGTTTCTGTGGTGTCGTTTGTGTTCAATGCTGCGCCATTTCTGACAACATATTGATTTGGCAACCTGATACGTAAAGTGTCACCAATTTTTGCGCCAGCTTTGGCGTAACTATCGTCATATTGGCGGTTAATAGTGCCAAGGAAGTTGCTCTTCTGATGGAGTATCATGAGAGCCTCGTTAGTGATCATATCGATCGTTAGATTTGTATTAGCCATAATCTTAGCCTTTCGCTTGTTTGCGTTTCTGCGCCATCCTCAGTTCGCGATATGCTTGTGGATCAGACACATTTGAGAGTGATTTTGGTGCGCCTTGGCGTTTTGGCTTCAAACTTTTAGATGGTTTAATTTCAACCACTTTTTTGTTTGTCGTTTTTGCGCCATTGCGAACCTTCTGTTCTGTCTTGTAACCAATTTGGGCTAATCTTAAAAGATTGATTTCAGGGTATGTCACTGCATTAGAAACCATTGCAGTGGGCAACCCCATATCAACCGCAAACTTTCCCAAATCCGACTTCATTTCATCGCCCCAACCTGTAACTTCCGAGGCGAGTTTAGCGTCAGTTCTTTCAGCAATTCGCACCATATTTTGATGCTGTGCCTCTTGACGCTGTTGCTCACCTTGCTGGATAGCTCCTACAAGTTGACCACGTTGTGCTTGAAGTTGCTGCGCTTGATGCTGCAACTTTGTCGCTGAAGTTATATCGGCATCAAATGCAGCGTTCCAATCATAGGCATCAAAACTTTTTATCTGCTGATCTATAGCAGCTAAATTTGCCATGTTTGTAGTCTGCGCTGTAGACGCTTCCATATACCGTGAGAAATCTTCTTTTTCGGCCTCGTAATCCCTGCGTTCTTCAGCAAGTCTACTCGTCTTTTCGGTGTAGTCTTTAGTTGCCATAACAGCATCTTTTAGCCGTTTTGGAACCTCGTACTCCTCGCCGTCATATTCAACTCTCACAGTGTCAAGGTCAGAACCCTCGTCGGGCTGCTCTTCGCCTTCCTCCGCTTCTTCACCTTCTTCGGTTTCTGCGGGTTCTTCGTTAGCTTCTTCACCAACACTCTCTGAAACTTGGTCTTCGGCTTCGGCCTGGTCTGTTACAACTTCCGCAGCTTCGGGTGTGGACGCTTCAGCAACGCTACCCACGAAATCATTATCTACCATAAATAA